GTATGATGAACAAAGCGAGATTGAATTTAAGGATTTTTTCGCTAGTGATTTAAGTGCTGATCAACAGAAAATTATTACAATGGTTTCAAATGGTGAAAGCTATCAAGCCATCGTAACCGCAATTGATAAAGGTGCTTCATTTGTAACTAAGCAATTAATCGACCTAGAGGCAAAAGGAATGATAAAGGGGTGGGAAGTGACAAGCAAGGGGAATGATAATAAAGCTTCAAATTTTGAAGTTGTTTATAAATATGCTTTAAGAGATGAATTAAGTGGCCCCGTATTAATTGCAACGTCAAGAGATTTCTGCGTACAAATGATTGAAGCTAATAAAATCTTTTCAAGAGAAGAAATAAATAAAGTAGGGGAGCAAGCGCAAAACAAAGGGCTTGTAGAAGATTCAAATATATGGAGGTATAGAGGTGGGGCATGGCAAAGAGCTGGGGTTACATTACCTGCTTGCCGTCACGTATGGAGACAACAATTAATTAAAAAGAAATAATATGGAAGCTTTTTTAATTTCAACTTACAATTTAAAAAATTTAGGTTTTATTTCGCAAAATGTAGACGATACTTTATTGTCAACAATAATCATAAGGGTTCAGGACACAATGATTGAACCAATTTTAGGAACGTCACTTTTTAAAAGATTGCTTACAGGAATAACCGCAAACAATTTGACCGCAAACGAAATAATTTTGTTGAATGAATATATTACTCCAACTATTGTAGCGGCTTGCGATGTTAGGGCGGTCAAACAAACTACCTACGAAATAAGAAATAAAACAACGGGTAAAAACAATGATGAAAATATAAATTCAGTATCGGAATCGGAATCGGTACGCCTAGAAGATACACTTAGAAAAGATTTTGAATTTTACCGAAAAAGATGTATAAATTATTTAAGTGAGAATGCTACTTTATATCCTTTATATTATACCTTTGCACAGATGCAAGGTTGGATATGTGACGAGAACAATACAATAACCCCTGATAAAGGGTCAACGAGTACGAATATATATTTTATATGATTTTTAGTATCAATCAATTATCAAATGAATTAAAGGTTTTGAGCAACGCTCATTATCAATTAAATTCTTTTTTCTTTGGTAGTTTTTTGGATGCCATTCAGGATAGGTCTTTAAAATATCCTTTGATGAGTGTAGATTATCAAAGCGGTCAATTAAAAGCTTCAGGGAATAGCTTAAATCTGTTTATTGTAATTGCTGATAAACAATATAAAGACAATAGCAACTTAATAGATGTGATTAGTGACACTATGCAAGTAGCTCGTGACCTTTACAACGTATTTACAAAATCAAGCCATTGGCAACAAATTTTAAGAGTAGATTCTGCAAACATTAATAAGTTCATTGAGAAGGGTGCGGATTTTTGCGCTGGTCACATTCTTAATTTAGGTGTGACTTTAAGAGATACAAATGGAATATGTGGATTACCTATTGAAAATTATGATTTGGCTGCTCCGATACAAGGTTCAACAATCGTGATTAATACAACTGATAAATATTTCGTTTTTGAGCAATTAACATTATCGACTACGTGGGTAGTTAACCATAATTTAAACAAGCATTGCGTTGTTTTGGTAACCGATGAAACAGGAGAACCTATCGAGGTGGACGTTGATTATACAAATAACAACCAAGTAATAATAAATCTAAACATAGCAGGCAAAGGCTTTGTTTATTGTAATTAGTAACTAATAAATAAATATAAAATGAGTAAAGAAAAAAAGTTTTTTGTAGACATTAATTTACAAAGCCAAAAATTAGTAAATGCGGTTATCGGTACTAACTCCGACATGACAAAACAAGGTGCTATTCGTTACAACGGGAGCGACCTTGAGTATTATGATGGAACTGCGGTTCGCGCGTTGGCAACTGCTGCTGATTTAGCTGCATTAAATGCTGAAATCGGTATTGATTTAGCTGAATTGTCGGAGCAGGTTTCCTCAATGCTTTCTAACATTGATCCAGTAGCTTTAGATTCATTTACCGAATTATTAGCTGCGTTTCAATCTGCTGATAGCTCTTTATCTACAACAATTAGCAACCTTTCAACTGCTTCAACTTCGGCTATCAATGCTGAAACTGCGAGAGCAACTGCAGCTGAAGGTGTATTGACTACAAATTTAGCAACTGAAGTATCTAACAGAACAAGTGCTGTATCTTCTGAAGCAACTGCTAGAGAAAATGCGGATACTACGTTACAATCAAACATCACAACTGAAGCTAATTCAAGAAGTGCTGCGGATACGACATTACAAACGAACATAACGAACGAAGCAACTGCTAGAGCGGCTGCGGATACAACGTTAACAACTAACTTGAATGCTGAAATTTCAAGAGCTACTGCAGCGGAGGCAACCTTAACAAGTGCTGTAAGTTCTGAAGCGGCAACTAGAGCGTCTGCGGATACTACTTTGACAAATGCAATATCAACTGTTGCTGGTAACTTAGCTTCTGAAATCACTGCTGCAAGAGCTGCTGAAGTTGCTTTAGGTATTCGTGTTGATAATGTATTATCTAATATTGATGCTGCTGCACTTGACTCATTAACTGAATTACTTGCTGCTTTTCAAACTGCTGATGGTTCTTTAACCGCTGCAATTAGTTCACTTGCAAGCGCACAAACTTCTGCATTAAATGCTGAGATTGCTCGTGCTACTGCTGCTGAAGCAACTTTGACTTCTGGAGCTTCTACAATTGCTGCTAACCTTGCAACTGAAATCACAAACAGAACAGATGCGGTTAGTGCTGCAAATGCTTCTATTTCTGCTGAAGCTTCAAGAGCTACAAGTGCTGAAGGTGTTTTAACAAGTGCAATTGCTGCTGAACAAGCTAGAGCTGAAGCTGCTGAAGCTACTGAAATTGCTGCTAGAAATACTGCAATCGCTGCTGAGAAAACAAATTACACTATTGCTACAAACGCATGGACTGCTGAAGGTTCACATTACAAGCATACTTCTTCTAATCCATTTAGTGCGGATGCAACAGGTCACTTTTTAGTAAGTGGTGAAAATGCTGATTTTTCTTACGAAGTTACAAACTCAAACTTTATTGTTTATTCTAACTTTATTCCTAGCGCTTCAGTTAAATGTGCTTTCAAAAAGTTTTAAGTTAAATTTAATTATTAATTTAGGGGATTGAAATATATCCCCTTTTTAAAAAAACACAAATGGCAGCAATCGAAAGAAAAATTTACGTAGATTATAACCTACAAAACAATAAATTATCAAATGTTCACGCTGATTTATTCAACGTTGGTATTTCAAGAAAATCAATTAATTACGCTCTTCAGGCTACTGATAATTACAAGGTAATCGAGATGAATGTAGCTAGTGCAAATACTGTTACTATTTCTGCAAGTGTTTTTTCTGCAGGTAATCAAGTAGTAGTGGAGCAATACGGAGCTGGTCAAACATCTTTCGTAGCAGGTTCTGGAATGACTTTGAGAAGTGATTCAGGAAAATTGAAGATTAGCGCACAATATGGAGCTTGTACAATTGTTTTCAAAAGTGCAAGTGAAGCAACTATTTACGGAAATTTAACAGCTTAAGAAAATGGCATATAAAGTATTTGCAAAAGGTAACTATCTGATATTACAAGATACGATTACGAATGAATTTTTTGAGGATGCGAAAGCAAATGTACTTGTAAGAAAATTACTTGCTGCAGATACTTCTTATTCATTTACTTTCAAAGGTGGAACGCCACAAATAAACAACGTGGCTTTAGCAGACCTTAAACAATTTGATGGAACAGCTTGGGCTTCGGCTGCAGCTTTTGAAACTTTTATTTTCTCAAATACGGGTTTTAATCCAGTTAGTCAGGAGCAACTAACGGATGTACAAACTGCTCTAAACAATCTACAAGTTCAAAGTGGTGTATCTTCCTTTAACTTAGATCCCATCCTTTCAATTCAAAATAATCCACAAACTCCAAATGTAGGGGATAGATACTTAGTTGGTTTAATTCCGACGGGTGATTGGGTAGGTAAAGAAAACTATTTAGCTGAAGGCAACGGGACAGGGTGGATTTATACTACGCCATTGAATGACATGATTATCGTTGATACTTCGACCGATATAACTTTTCGTTATAACGGAACAGAATGGAAACAGTGGGGAGCTTCAAGTATTTTGCAAAATGGTAATAGGTTATCGGCTGCAATGAATATTGGAACGAATGATAATTTTGCAGTTACTTTTAAGAGTAATAATTTAACAAGATTATCTATTGGAACAACTACAATTATTAACTATTTGGTTACTCGTTTTAATTCAGAAACAGCAAGTACTTTAGTTTATTTAGATGCTTCAAAAAATTTAAAAAGTTTATCAACTGCAACTTACCCAGACATTACAGAACTTAGTTATGTTAAGGGTGCAACGTCAAGCGTTCAATCTCAACTAAATGCTAAGTCACCTCTAAATGTTACATTAGACCGCAAAACAGCGTCTTATACCTTAGTAGCTGGAGACAATGGCAAGTTAATTGAAATGAACGTTGCAAGTGCCAATACTTTAACTGTTGATGCAAGTTTATTTAGTGCTGGAAATCAAGTTTTGATATCTCAATATGGAGCGGGACAAACATCATTTGTCGCTGGTGCAGGAATGACACTACGGAGCGATGGGGGAAAATTGAAAATCGGAAATCAATATTCTTTAGCAACTTTAATATTTATAAGCGCAACCGAAGCGTATTTAACAGGAAACTTAATATTATGATATTATCTACACATGGAATAATTGGGAGCAGTGTAACGGTTGCAAGTGGTGACGCTGATGCACTTGCTTTTTTTACCGCTGCAGGCATTACCGACACAAATCAAAAAAGCGCAGTTAACACTTTAGTAACTGATTTAAAAGCGGCTAACATTTGGACTAAAATGAAAGCTCTTTATCCTTTTGTTGGTGGTACAGCAGCGCAACATAGATTTAATTTAAAAGACCCAAGACCATTAAATGCAGCTTTCTATTTGGATTTTATGGGTGGTATGACTCATAGTACTTTAGGTATTGTTCCAAACGGTACTACTTCATATGCAGATACTAAATTAAATCCAACTGGAACATTATCACTAAATAGTGCCCATATCTCAGCATATATAAATGATTATGGAAGTGGTATATTAATAGGTAGTGACCAAACGTATAGATTTTGGATATCACCTAGATTTGGTGGATCTAATGAAAGGAGTGCTATTTTCATAAATGAAAGTACATTTAATTATGGCGTATCTTCAACAAATAAAGGTTTGTGGTTGGGTAGTAGAATAAATTCATCATTTACCAAATTATACAACAATTCAACAGTTTACTCAAACCCATCATTTGCGTCGGTAGCTTTGGAAAATGGTAAAATTTTTATTGGTGCAAGAGCAGGTTCTCCAACAACAGCTGATTCATATTTTAATAAACCGATTAGTTTTTCATCAATCGGAGACGGTTTAACAGATACAGAAACAGCTAACTTCTACACTGCAGTACAAGCATATCAAACTACACTAGGTAGAAACGTATAACCTTAACTCATTAAAACACATGGAAAACGTATACAAATTAACAGAAACACAAAAAGACCTTTTAATTGGTCAAACTTGGGACGGAGTTCAATACTTTAATCCAACTCAAGATGCAGATGGCAATTGGTTTATTTCAAATGAAGAAGTAAACGGATGTACACACGAAAGTGTGAATGAATGGATACACGAATTACAAGAAATTGATTATAATCCAATTATCCATGAAACATTTATTTAATCGTTGGAATAGTCCAACGCCTAACTTTTGGCTTAAAGTTCAAAAGATAGGAATAGTTGCAGGAAGTTTGGGAGTGGTGTTAATCGCTCCCCCTTTTGGCATGGCTGTATTTGGCGGTTACTTAATAGCTGGAGGTTCAATAATTAGCGTCCTCTCACAATTAACAATAAAATGAAAATGGAAATGTATAATTATATTTTGACTGGCTTGATTGCTATAATTTCATACTTTTTAAAAGTTGTAATAACTGAACATAAAGAAATGCAAAGAGAGGTCGTGGAACTTAGAAATAAAGTAGACCTCACACACCAAGCTTCGGAAATAAAGATACATAACATTGAAAAAGACCTTCAAAATAGTCTTAAAGATTTAAACAAAAAAATAGACCATTTGACAACTTGCATAGATAAACTTTTTGAAATAAGCAGACAAAAAAACTAAATAACCATGGTACGTAATTACACTGATTTAGAAATAATAAACAGAATAAGAGGGCTGAAATCTTTTAAAGGCTTTCCACTTCAAAGGTACATAGTTGGCATTAGATCAAACGAAGATAAAACAAACACGCCTGATGATAAATTTTACATTTTTGAAGGGGAGCGTTTTATTACAATGACAACAGGCACAACTAATCCTGGTTCTCCAATTTTAGAAGGTGGGTTTCTTAAATACAACAAAGTAGGTGCGGCGGTTGTGAAAGCAAACGAGTGTTATTATGACCTTTGGAAACATGGCTATCACATGGGAAAAATGGAAGCACTTGTACAAGTCAATCCTATTATCGTTTATCGTGACGGAGATAAAGATGGTAAAAGCGAAGAAATAGGCACACCAATAACGGGGCTTTATGGTATCAATTTTCACACGATGGATTATAACAGATTTTCAAAAGAGATTAAAACAAACATAGGAAATTGGTCCGCAGGATGCCAAGTGGTTAATGACTGCGAAAAATTTTATCAATTGATCCCTACTTTTCGTACTCAGAAATATGTTACTTATTTTTTATTGCAAGAATTTTAAATAAAAGTTTGGTTATTAGTTTTAATTGTGTATATTTGTAATAGATATAACAATTAAAACTAGAAACCATGAGAGACTTTAATTTTCAAATGCAAGGGTATGGAGCTTATAAAGTTCAATACACCTCCCCAAAGACTGGCAAAACTTGGAGCAAAATAATTACCGACATGCAGGTAATTGATGCTACAAAAAACGCAAATAAGCCAAAAATCAAAGATATTAAGGAACTTATTAGAATAGTTAAATCATGAGTAATCCTGAAAAACTAATATGCTTTTTACTGGTTGTAATAAGTGCATTAATTGGCTATATGATTGACGGATTTTATTTGTCTTTTATTGCCGTAATTGGTTTAATATTAATCTTTTCAATACTTTCAGAAAATGACGAAAACTAATAGAATTTATTCAAAGATTTTTGGCTATGAAACGCCCGTTTACTTCTCCGATAGTGAGTTAACTTTTAACTTCCTGAATGAATGCGAGCTAACTTGTTCTTCAAATGAAATGCAAGTACATTTAATTATCGAAGATGGCGAGGTTTTTTCAAGTGAAGGGGATTTTCTTTGTTTTGTAACTGATTTAGAACTATTTCAAGACTTTGAAGAAAAAAACAAATGTGAAAAGTGCATGGACACAGGTTACATTAGAGCTACAATAGACTTTAATTTACAAGAAAAAAGGATAGAGTGTGAATGTGATAAACACTTTAAGTATGTTTAAATGCGAATTAAGAGCTATAGAGGAGCTTAAAAGGGAGAAACAAAGGAATATAGAGCTTGCGTCTATTGGTTCAATCCTAGGGCATAAAAACGAACCTTATTATGAGGGTGAAGATATAGAGTTTAAGCATCCAAGATTCTTAAGTGATTTAAGCCCTTCCGAACAAAAGATTTATAACAGCATAAAATTAAGAACATGACAAATTTTAAAGACAAAAACGGGGTTGAAATACTGATTGACGACGTGGTATTTGAACGCGTGCATGATGCTTGCGAAGTTAACCAAGAGCTAATTATATTTTCTAAAATCAAAGAAATAAAAGGGCGGTTCTTTTTGTTAACTGCTGGCTATGACTACTCAAACACACCGATTAGCGAAATCATAACACTAGAAGAAAATCATTTAAACATTGAAGTATTAACTGAACTACGATGAAAGCAAGAGATAAAGCAAAAGAGTTAGTAGATACATATTTAGATATTGAACACTACAACAATCTTAATTTAGATTTATTTTGCGATGAATGTGGAATGAGTGATAAAGCTGCTAAGCTATGTGCATTAATAGCAGTTAATGAGATAATTCATAGCAATCCCCACTCTAATCCATTTAATACAAATGTAGAATCAACAATGAGTTACTGGCAAGACGTTAAACACGAAATAAAAAAGCTATGAAACGTTGCTTTACTTGCCGATTTAATTATCCTTTGTTTATGTATAGCTTAGATGCGTCTAAATACAAGATAAAAGCAAATATGGGGAGAACTATCGAATGTCGGTTATGTGCGCTTAAACGTAACCTAAACAACAAAGGATTTACGCATAGGATAGATGGTAAATTTACTTTTACAGAAGCCAATAAAAAACAAATAATAATTAATTTTTTTAAACCATGAAAAATACTAACCAAGTATTCTGGACGATGAAGGACGGAACACAAATAGATGTTGATACAATGGATCTAAATCATTTAAGAAATACTTTAAAAATGATTATTAGAAATATAGAAGCAAAAAGAACAAAGCTTACCCATCTACATGGAGAAATAGCACAACAAATGTATGATCAAATGATAGAGGAAGAATTTAGTAGTGATAGTGACTATGAAATTTTTATTGGTGAATTATAATTACTAACTTTACACCTCATGGTTTAGGTTCTGCGCTGCTCGAAAGGGTGGCGCAGTTTTTTTTTGGGTGAAAATATAGGGATGTATAAGGGAGGTATAAGGAAGGATTTTTTGTAAGTACTTAAAAATCAATTAGGTTAGGGATATAGGGGTAAAAAGGAACTACTTTGATATTCCTACAAATAAAAAAATAAAAAAAGTATTTATATATATATTTTTATTATTTCTTAAATATTATAACTTTTATCTTATAATCCCTATACCTTTTGTTGTAAGTCAATAGTAGTAAGACCTGAGAGGTATAAGGTAGAACTAAATTCTATCCACTACCTATCTTATATCCCTATACCTTTTTAAAAAATAAAAAATGTGTTGTATATTAAAATTATTTGTATATTTGTGCATCGAAGCGTGGAAACTTCATAAAGAAATTTTTTTAAAAGCTACTCAAAAAAAGGTTATTCCACGCACCTTTTTAGAGTGGCTTTTTTCATTTAAAAAAAAATAGTATGATTAGCTATTGGAAAACAGTTAAGGATGTAAATAATCCTACAGAAGAAACTACTATTGATATTTTTATTGATAGGGTTAAGAATGGTTATTGGCGTGAATTAATAGCACCGATACGAAATGAAAAGGACAAAGAAAAACAAAAGCCTTTTAAAGCTAAATTACCAGCGGTAACAATTGGTGGGAGCTTTAAAGAACGAAACGAAAAATCTTTATTAGCACATAGTGGATTTATGTGTGTGGATATAGATAATTTTTCCGATAATACAGCACTAATAAACGATCCGTATACATATTGCTGCATGAAGTCGGTCGGTGGTAATGGTTTTGCCGTAATAGTTAAAGTAAATCCTGACAAACACAAAGATTGTTATAGATGGATAGAAAAATACTATCTAACAAAGTTTGGGATACTAGTAGATTCCGCTCCAAAAAATGTAGCAAGTGCAAGGTTTATTACTTTTGATGAAGATTTATATGTAAATACTAAATCTAAGAAAGTACAAACTTTAATAGACAAGCCTTTAAGACCAAAATCGCTGGCTATAATAGTACCAAGTACCGAAGTTGGAGAATTAGTTGACCAAGTACAAACAAACGTCTTAGAAGAGTATAACGATTGGTTAAGTTTTGGATTATCTTGTGTTGAAACATTTAACGAGGATGGCAGATCATACTTTCACAAAATGAGTAGTTTGTCTTCAAAGTACGACGCTAATATTTGTGATAAAAATTATGATTATTTATTAAAAAGAAAAGGACAAGGAATAACAGCAGGAACTTTTTATTTTTATTTAAAACAAGCGGGTGCGGATATTTCTAAATATGCAGCTAATAAGACCGTAAACGAAATTGCTTTAAATAAAAGGATTGGAGTTTCTAAAAGTGAATCGGCTATTGAACTTTCTAAAAAACAAAATTTAACTATTGAGGAGGCAAAGGAATTAGTAGATGAAATTTACGAGAGAAACGATATAGATGTAAGACATCAAACGGGTACGGAAAATATAATTATTAATGTTTCAAATTTTATATTTAAACAACATCAATTAAAAAAAAATATAATAACTCATAAGTACGAAATAGATAATAAAGAAATGCAAAAAGAACATTTTAACTCTTTGTATTTAAAAGCTCGTATGACATTTGATGACAACGCAGTTACGTATGATTTAATAGAAAGAATAATTATGTCCGAAGCTACTTTGGAATTTAATCCTATTCATCAATATATTGAAGCCAATAAGCACAGAAAAACAGATGGTAATATTGAAAAAATGATTAATACTATTGATACTCGTAGCTCAATGAAAAAAACATGGATACGAAAATGGCTTATTTCAATTATTGCTTGCTACGATGGATATCCTGTACGTTCTGTTTTATGTTTGACGGGCGGTCAAAATACGGGTAAAACTGAATGGTTTAGAAGATTATTACCAGCAGGACTTCAAAAGTATTACGCTGAGTCAAATATGGATAAAGGTAAAGACGATGAACTTTTGATGTGTGAAAAATTGATTGTTTTGGACGATGAAATGGGAGGTAAATCTAAACAGGACGAAAAAAGATTTAAAGAACTAACTTCTAAAAATTTCTTTTCACTACGCGCTCCTTATGGTAGGCATAACGAAGATTTTAAAAGATTAGCTTTATTATGCGGAACGACAAACGACAAAGCAGTAATTAATGACCCAACGGGTAACACACGTATATTACCTATTGAAGTAGATACTATTGATCATGACTTGTATAATTCAATTGATAAGGATGAATTATTTATGGAGCTATATAGAATGTACACTACGGGCGTTCAATGGCAACTTGACAAGGATGAGATTAGTATCTTAATGGAAGTTTCACAAGAATTTGAAACTATACCTTTTGAAAAGGAATTAATACTTAGATTTTTTGAAGTTCCAACAGAAGACGAAGCTTATCTCTTAATGACAGCAACAGCAATTAAAGACGTTATAGAGTGTAATTCTAAACAAAAAATAATGTCAATGAAAAACTTTGGCACTATGTTAAAAAAGATTTTTGGCGACCAGGTGCAAAAGAAAGACGGATGGAAATATAAGGTAAAAGAAAAATATGGACTTAAAGATGAAACAAAATCATGGATAGAATAAATAAAAAAATAGAAATATGAATTTAGGAAAGTTTGATTGTAGCACTGGATTAATAAATACTCTTTATAACGATGTTAAAGCTAATATTTCAGTTAGAACATCTACGATAAAAGATATGTTATTAGTCGACAAGCTACAAAAAGAAAATAGTTATGCAGTAGGATTTATTCAAAAGACTATATGGGAAGATTATGTATGGGGTGGTAAACGTAATTTTATAGTATTAATTTGCGAAGCTAATAACGATGCTGTTGGCTATGTTTTAATAACTCCAGCAAGAGGGAGTTATAGATATGCTAAAATTCAACAAATAGCTGTTAGAAACGATGCGCGTAGGTTATATTATGGAAAAGCATTAATAGAAGTATGTAGAGATTTTTGCGAAACATTTGCACGTGTTGGTTTTACATTAAGATGCAGAACCGATTTAGATAGTAATTACTTTTGGAAAAGTTTAGGCTTTGAGAAGTATGGAGTTTGGGAAAAAGGTAAAATTAATCATGTTGGATTTAAAGCAAGTGACGACATAAACCTTTGGAAAATTGAACTAAATAAAAACATTTTATTATTAGACTTATGATAAATTTAAGAGATTACCAAGAGAAATACATTAAGGAACTAAGAAATAGTTTTGTAAAAGGAAATAAAAAAGTAGTATTATGCGCACCTACGGGAGCTGGTAAAACTATTATGTTTTCCTATATGACTAGAACTAGCTTTACAAAAGGGAACAAAGTCTTAATTCTTACGGATCGAAAAGAATTATTTTCACAGTCGGATAGTGTGCTTTCAAAACTAAATTTAACGCCACAACTAATTAAGCCAAATGAAAAGGTAGACTTTAATGAATCTCTTTTTGTTGGTATGATTCAAACTATTATGCGCAGGATAGATTTATTAAAAGATTGGATAAATACTTTAGATTTAATTATTATTGATGAAGCGCATAAATCTATATTTGATAATTTATTTGAATACGTAAATGAAAAAACTTATATAATAGGTGCGACAGCTACACCATTTAGAGAAGGTAAACAACTTTCTTTATCTCAGTTTTATACTGATATTATTCAAGTCATAGACACTCCCGAATTAATAAATAAAGGTAATTTATCAAAGCCTGTTTCTTATGGTGTTAAAATCGACCTTAAAGGTGTAAAAACTAAAGGGGGAGATTACGATGAAAAAAGTTTAGCGGATAAATATTCAGAAATAAAATTATTTCATGGGGTGTATGATAATTATACTAGAATTTGCAATGGAAAAAAGGCATTAATTTTTTGTCCTAACATTGATTCATCAAAGGAATTAGTTGAATCGTTTGTTGAAAAAGGTCTCCCAGCAATGCACGTAGATTGTTACATGAATAATCGTGATGAAATAATAGAATGGTTTCAAAATACACCGGGAGCAATTTTGTCTAACTACGGAATTTTAACAACGGGTTTTGATTGTCCTAGTATTGAAGTAGTGATATTATACAGGGCAACAAAGTCTTTACCTTTATTTCTGCAAATGGTGGGACGTGGATCACGTGTTACAAATGAAAAAAATAAATTTACAATATTAGATTTTGGTAATAACATTAGACAGCACAACTATTGGGAGGAGCCGAGAACATGGTCGCTAATTAAAAAAGAAAAAAAAGAAGGTGCAGCACCAATTAAAGAATGTAAATGTGGTTATTTGCTTTATGCCTCAATCATGGAATGTCCTGAGTGCGGTCATATATTTGAAAAATCTACAGATGAAAAAGAAAAAGATATTATAGTTGAACTTCAGGAACTTTCAAAAACTAGGTTAAATAATATAATCGCAAAAGCAAATTTTAAAGAATTAGAATTAATAGCAATAGCAAAAGGATATAATAAAAATTGGATATTTCATCAATTGAAAAGCCCAAATGATTTTAGGGAATATGGAAAGTATAAAGGATTTAAAAAAGGTTGGGCAGAAATGCAAATTTTAAAAAGAATAGTATGAAGACAGAAGACAAAATTCAGCAGGAAATAGTAATGTGGTATCGTAATACTTATTGCTTAAAACATCATAATCCAAGAAATATAATTTTTTCAGTGCCTAACGATTCAAAGGATGTAAAAGAACAAATGAGAAAGATAGCAACGGGCTTGTATGCTGGGGTTTCTGATTTAATTTGCATCCATTTTGGCAAAGTGTTATTTATCGAGGTTAAAGCTGAGAAAGGAGTTCAATCACAAAGACAAAAAGATTTTCAAATGCTTGTAGAAGCCCAAGGTTTCAAATATTATTTAGTTAATAATTTAAATAATTTTAAAGAAATAGTTTGTTATCAATTATAAATAGTTATATTTGTATATAACTAATAATTAAAACCATGAAAGCAAGAATTAAAGTAAAAAACAGATTTACATTCCCAACTTACACTGTAATGATTGGAAGTGAAGTAATCCAAGGATTTTATTCAAGAGCAGAAGCAACTGCATTTAGAAATGATTTAAACAAATAAAACCGAGAAACCATGAAGGAATACTTTGAATTCCAAACAGAAATGAAAGCACTAATTAAAAAAAGTGGCTTTATTCACGATGAGGTTAAAGCACTTGTACATTTACACGCTTTAAAGATTGAAGCTAAAAAAAATAAAGAGTATAATTTATTACCATCAACAGAAGGCATATATTATTTTAAAGCTTCAATACAATTATACGACTTAACTATTTACGAAATAAACCTAAATTCATTATGAAAAATTTATACAAATCGTTGGCTAACTTTCAGCAGGAAGTGCCAACAATACACAAAGCAACACAAGGTTTTGGATATACCTATGCAGACCTTACAGCTATCTACAAAGTAATTAATCCATTGATGAAAAAAAATGGATTAGGATTTACTCAATTGCTTCAAGACAATAAAATGGTTACTATCGTTTTTCACATTGAAAGCGGTGAAACAATTGAAAGTAGAACAGACATACCAATGAATGTACAACTTAAAGGTATGAATGATTTCCAGGTAATGGGGAGTGCTATTACTTATTTGCGACGCTATAGTTTATCAAGTGTTTTGGGTTTAGTAACCGACAAAGATACGGATGCTGGCGGTGAACAAGTAAGCAAGCCAAAAGATGAACGTGAAATATTAACCAATGACCGTTTTGAAAAGGCAGTTGACAAAATCCGAAACAAACAATACACGATCGAAGAACTGAAAGCAAAATTTAAGTTGAACACAGCTCAAGAGGGAGCGTTATTACTAATTGAACTATGAGTCTTTACTTAATTATTTTAGCAACTTATTGGATTATTTTATTAATTTTTTTAATATCAATCAATCCAAAGTTGCCTACAGGACCAACACGAATAATCAGGAATTGGAACGAAGGCTTATTTATCTTCGGGTGGTTAAGCTTTCTATTTTCCGCAGTACTTACATTTTTAATTCAATCATTATGTTAATCAGATGTTCATCACTGCCGAAAATTTGCACCGCTTCAAAAGTGAAAGGGTCACTTAGCGAAACTGCAAAGAGCTATATTAAAACAATAGCTAAACAAGACTTCTACGGCTACGAAAGCGAGCTAAACAATAAGTATGTCAAGAAAGGCATTGAATGCGAAGACGCAGGCATATCACTTTATAACAGCGTGTTTTTTACGTCACACGAAAAGAACAAAGAAAGAAAGTCTACTGCAATCATTACAGGGGAGTGCGACATTTATACTCCTGAGTTAATCATTGACATTAAGTGTTCATGGTCTTTTGAAACGTTTCCTGCAACTAGCGAGGACATAACATTGAAGGACTACGAATATCAACTTAGGGGCTATATGTACCTTTACGATGTCAATAGTGCGGAGCTTGCTTATTGCATGGTAGACACTCCAGACCATTTAATTGGCTATGACAACGTGCAAATCCATAAAACAATTAATGCACCTATTGAAAGCTTAGTAACTACTTTGAGAATTGAAAGGAATGAAAAGTTAGAGGAAGAAATGATTGAGAAGGTACACATGGCACATGAATTTTACAACGAGTATATTAACAATTTAAATTTAAAAAACAAATGAATAAAGAAACAAAAGAGAAAGCTGAAACTTTGTTGAGCCAGTTTCCAACAAGAGAAGCGGCTATTGAGACAGCAAAGGTAATGGAGAAGGGCTTCAGGAAGTATTTAACAATCTGGACGAATGTCCGCAAATACATTGAGCAACATGAAAAACATAATTGATTTTAAAGATATTAACTTTGAGGTTATTGCTTCACATTTGAAGTACAACCGCAAAAGTTATAAGAAACAAAAGCTTGTTGAAAAAGCCTTTGAGTTAGCAAATGAAGTATTAATAAACAAACAAAAAGAACAATGAAAAATGAACTAAAATTTACCGGGATTATTACTAATATCCTTGATGTTATCCAAGTGGGTAACATAAAAAAAATTGAATTTATTGTAACTGAAGAAGTAGCGCAATACCCTCAAAGTGTTAAATTTTCAATTTACGGGGACGAGAAAGTAGATAAGTTTGTGAAGTACAATAAGCTTAATGCAAGTGTTGAGGTATCGTTTAACTTCCGCACAACTGAATGGAACGATAAGCATTTTACAAGCATTGAAGCATGGAAAGTTTTTAAAGCTGAAACAGCAGAACCTTTTTAGTTAACGTTTTGCAACTAAGTGATGAAGCCTAATCAATATGTACGTTTGGCTTTATCTCTTAGATGCTGTTAGCACCAGTTTTTAATTTTAAATTTAATAATATGTCAGAAGAAGAAGAATATCTTTCAATGATAGAGGATGAAGATGATGAGGGATTTGATGATTCAATAGAATTATGCAGATGCTGTAATGCTTATCATAAGACAATAGATGATTGTGATATTGATGATTTTGAAGAAAGTTTTACTTAAAATAAAATAATATGATAAAATGGATTGAAAGATATAGTTTCACGGATGAATCTGATGAAATGGGAAGATGGGCAAGAATGGGGACAGTTAGCGGAATAACAATTTGTTGGATTACAAAAGTAAAACATAAATATTGTACACACATGTATCTACCAACAAGACTTAGTGATTCGCCACATGAAGTTAAAGTATTAGATACTTTTGAAGAAGCTAAAGAATTTGCATACAATAAGCTAAGGGAATTTGAAGTTAAATTCAACGGTTCTGCTTGTTAATTGGTGCTAACAAGAATATATACGCAACTATATTAAATTAGTTGCGTATATTTAACCAATTAAAAAATAAAAATCATGCAAGAAAAAATTGACGAATTAAAAAAAAAGTTAACGGGTAACTTATACGATGACATGGATATTCATAACGAAATCTACGAGATCAAAAAACAAATGAATCCCGAAATAGTTAGTAATCCACAATTAGACCAGGACGAGTGCGAAGCTTGTGGGTCTTAATTTTTTATAGTACATTTGTGCTATTGGGGGATTAGCTCAGATGGCTAGAGCGACTGCCTTGCACGCAGTAGGTCAACGGTTCGACTCCGTTATTCTCCACTTATGATAAATATAATTATTACGTCTTTGTTTGTCACTTATATGCTAAGAGATGAGCTAAACATTGGATACTACTTAAGGAAGTGGCTAGGCATTCGTATATCAAAACCTATTAAGGTGCTTGACTGCTTACCTTGCTTTTCATTTTGGATTAGTATTTTGGTAAGCATTTGTTTTTTACAATTATCTTTCGCACCTTTGTTTGTATTTGTATTTGGAAAAATTTATGAAACTATCGAAAAACGCTAAAGAAAGCTGGCAAGCAATTAAAGTAAAAGTGCTAAAAGGGGATTTAGATTATACGACAACTGAAAAGCTACAGATACAAGAAGTTTATGCAGAGCTAACTGGTTACGTTGCTCAAGTGAATGGATGCCAAGGATGCTTAAGAGATGTAATTCAATGTTTAATAAACAATTACAATGTCAAAAAATAAATATATAGAAACACCTGAAAAACTACTAGATTTATGGGAGGAGTATAAAGGATATGTAAAAGCTAATCCTAGACTTATATACCAATTGGATAGGGCAGGCCGTTTAGTTCCAGTTCCTCACGAAATACCATTAACTCAACAAAGATTTGAGGTATATGTTAAGCAAAAATACGGTTGGACAATAGGGCAGTATTTTGATAATCAAGATAAATTATACAACGATTATATTGCTATCTGTTCACATATAAGAATGGAAAGACAAGCGGATCAGATTGAGGGGGGTATGGTAGGTCAATATAATGCTAGTATTACTCAACGATTAAATGGACTAGTTGATAAACAAGAACACAAAACAATTCAAGAACAACCATTGTTTCCAGATGTTCAAGAGAACGACCGCGATCAATAAAATACTTACTTTAAAAAAGTTTGTAAGAGGTGTTCAGGGTGGCACTTCAGCTGGAAAAACATTTGGTATACTACCTATTCTTATTAATAAATGTACACAACAAGCTTTATTAGAAGTTAGTGTTGTTGCTGAATCTATTCCTCATCTTAAGAGGGGAGCTATGAAAGATTTTAAAAAAATCATGACATTAACAAATAGATGGTTTGATGAAAGATGGAACGCTTCGGATTATAAATATACTTTTGGTAATGGGTCACAAATAGAATTCTTTTCAGCTGATAATGATGCTAAATTAAGAGGTGCAAGGCGTGATATTCTATACATGAATGAGTGTAATAACATGACATTTCACTCATACACTGAATTAGCTTCACGAACTAAGCAATGTATTTATTTGGATTGGAATCCAACCAATGCGTTTTGGTTTCATACCGATTTAAAAGATGATAGTGACGTTGATTTTTTAACGATAAATTATTTAGATAATGAATCATGTCCTGAAAGTGCTAAGAGCTTTATTGAGAAAGCTAAAATAAAATCGTTAACTTCAGAATATTGGCGCAATTGGTATAATGTTTATGGACTTGGTGAAATTGGTTCATTGCAAGGTGTTGTGTTTAATGATTGGCAACAAGTGGACATGATACCTATTGAATCCAAGTTAGTGGCTTATGGTTGTGATTTTGGTTATTCAAACGATCCAACTACAATCACTGCTATTTATCAATACAATAATTTATATTATTACGATGAATTGATTTATCAAACAGGATTAACGAATAACGAAATAGCGAAATTGTTTAGAGCAAAAGGGGGCTTAAATGATGTCTATATTTATGCTGATAGTGCTGAGCCCAAAAGTATTCAAGAGTTAAAAAACTTTGGTTTAAATATTCGACCTGCTGAAAAAGGAAGGGATAGTATAATGTTTGGAATTCAAAGAATGCAAGAAAACAAATTTTTTGTAACTTCGCAAAGTGTTAATTTAATAAAAGAACTTAGAATGTACACTTGGGATACTGATAGGTCAGGCGCAAAACTAAACAAGCCTATTGATGCCTATAACCATTGCATTGACGGGATCAGATATTATTTTACTAGCAAAGATAAATATAGCGGTAAATATTACATAGACAAAATATGAAAATAAAAGTACCTAAAACCATCAATGATTTAAGGATTAAACACATTGATATATTGAACGATGAAAAGTATAGAGGTGAAGATATTGACTTAGATACTATCGTTAATTTTGTCTCTGGAATAACAGGTGAACGTTTAGATAAAATTAAGCAAGTAGACAAAGAAGACCTTTACAAAGTTTTTTATTATTGCATTGATTTATTTGATGGCTTTAAGATTACCGACCCAAAGAAAATAATAACAATAGAGGGCTTGGATTATAAGTTGGTTGATCCAATGAAAGTTGGTATAGGTTGGCACATTGATATTTCTAAAAGTGACTTTGAAAAGAACCCTGCATTACTAGCCGCTTCATGTTACTTGCCTGTACAATGCAAACACTATGGAGAAACAGATGAGTATTCCAATATCAAGTACCCAAGGTTTGAACGTGCTGAAATATTTAATAGTCACATGGACTTACCAACTTACTTGAACGTGCTTACTTTTTTTTTTCTCGAATCAATGAAACAAATGAAAAGGCATACGGTCCTCCAAAAGAGGGAGCTAAGGAAAATACAAACCTTTGGCTTTGGGAGCAATTAATCGACATGATTTCAAAAGAATACAGAATGAGTTGGGACGATGTGACTAAATTAAATATCTTTACATTTAATCATTACGTAAATTTTCTTAACTTTAAAGCCAAAGAACAAATAAGGAATATAAAACGTGGGTAGCTTAGACTTAGATAATTTTAGAAATGCGGATGATGTCCTTAAAAATAAGGATGGTTCTGCACTTGAATTATTGGTTAGTGACTTAGTCGATAATCTAATTATTGACATGAGAAAAGAAATGGTTAGGCTTAAGATTAATGCAAGTTTGCAATTAGCTCAATCGTTGCAAGTAAAGGAAGAGCCAACAAATGTAGATGGCTTGCTAACTATTGAAGCCGAAGCAAATCACTATTGGAAGTATATCAACTACGGTGTAAATGGTATTTTATTCGATAGGGGAGCGCCAACACATGGCAAGGGATTGGATACTGGTGTAAGCTTTAAACAAGCTATCGATATGTGGATTACTGAAAAGGGCGTTGAAGTTCCTGAAGATTTGGAACGTGACGAATATATATTTTTAATAATAAATAAGATTAGAAACTATGGTCAAGCACCGAGACCTTTCTATGACAATGTAGTAACTGATAAAAGAATTAAACAGATGAGTAAAGAGATAAGTTTTGTTTTAGGCAAATCAATAAAAACAGCGATTAAAAAACCTAATTAGAAATGGCTTTAACAATAACACAAACACCGCAAGCTTACACTCCTTCCGATAATCAAGTGCTTTATGCTTGGATATGGAATAACGTAGCAAATCAAAGTAAATTAAGTTTTCTAGTTGAAATATTTGTAAACAATGCAAGCATAGCAAATGTAGAAGTCTTTAACGATTTCAATGCCTCAACAAATTCTTATGGTCACATTGATATTAGTGACTATGTAAAGTCTTACGTTAATAAAAGTAAAATCAATCAAAGTAGTTTTGTTGCTTTAAGTGGAAATACTGCGAGCGTTTATATAAAAGTAAAAGCAAAGTATTACGATTCAACTACATTGACGTTTTCAGCAGTCACAACGGGAGCGACAAAGGTAATATTCAAATCATGCTTAAGTGCCTACGATTTTAATGCTTACGATAGTGTTAAGTATTCAGCTATTTCAGCAGCAAGCAAGGGTTTATTTATGACTGATAATAACAATATTACTTTCAATGCTTCAAGTGAGGTGTATTTAAATTTCATCAATCCTTCAGGAGCTACAAAGGTTATTGATATACAGATGAAAAATGCAGCCGGTGCAATAATTGATACAAGGTCAAGTGGGTTTATTCTTGTTGGTATGCTAACAATAAAAATAAGCGCAGCGAGTTTAATTGCTTTGGGTTTTTCTGTTCAAAATGTGGCGGTCAATATGCGAAGCTTAAATGTGTACGTGCGTAACGATTCAACAGATGACACTTGCACCGAAATAAAAACATTAACTTTACAATTAACAGATTGCGACAAAACACAAACATCGGTACAATGGCTTAATAGGTTTGGGGCCTATGATAATTTTATATTTACTCATAACAATATTTATTCAGCAACCATTCAGGATAAAACTTTTCAATCTTATTTAGGGGCCTGGAATGCTGACACAAATACGTACAACTATTCAACTCAAAATACGGGTGTTCAATCGTATCAAAAAAACATTATTAAAAAAATACAAATAGTAAGTGGATGGCTTAAGGCTTATGAACAGAATTACTTGGTGCAAATTTATGAAAGTCCATTAGTGTACATGATGGAAGGGTTGTATATTTACAAGAATATTATTATCAATAATTCAACCTACCAACTTAAACAGGACTTGTATAATGATGAGTTATTTAACGAAATACTAGATGTAACTTTACCACACCAATCTAAAAGCGTGACATTATGAGTTCAAAGTTACTTGTAAATAATTATCTAATTGACTTGTCGAATGATGTGGCGGTTCCTATTACTTTCTCGGTTGCGGATGTGAAACAACCTCAAAGCAGAACAAGATCATTCAGTAAATCAATTGACATTCCCGGCACTTCAAATAACTTAAGGTTTTTCACTTCGGCATTTGGATTGGCTACTGATGGAACGGGGAATGAGTTTACAATTTTCAATCCTTCATTAAAAGCACCTTGCAATTATTTCAAAGATGACTTGTTAATATTTTCAGGTCAACTTCAATTAACGAACGTAAAAAAAGTAAATGGTGATTATTCATTCAGTTGCATTCTTTATTCCAATATCGTAGATTATTTTGCTGAATTAAAAAACAAGAAATTAAGCGAGTTAGGGTGGGGAGAGTATAACCATAACTTGAATGCTTTAAATATTACAAAGAGTTGGGATAGTACAATTAAAATAAATGGCACTTCAGTTAATAATTTTGACAGCAAAGGCGGTAAAAGTCCAAAGGGAAAAGGATACGTTTATCCACTTATTAACTATGGTTACCCAACACCATTAAACACGAATGTTTACAAGGTTACTGATTTGATTCCTTATGTTTATGCGAGGGAATGTTTGACAAAGATTTTTAAATTCATAGGATTAACGATTAACAATTTAGATACTGATTTTATAAATACCTTAGATTTCAAAAGGTTGATTTATGGTTCTTCAGGTGGGGAAAAATTAAGGATTAGCACAGCTGAAAAAGCGGCTAGGCGTTTGGAGTTAACAAACATTTATGAGGGTGTAAAGGTTTTGCCTTCTCAGTATTATTACTATTTTTTTGTAAATTACGTTTTACAAGGGAATTTATTAAAAGGTACGTTTATACCATCAACCAATAAAACAACAATACAAAATGGAGTTATAACTATTCCTGCAACAGGGAAGTATAATTTAAGTTACACAACAAAATACAAGGTAACTTCTGCAACTAATTTAAATGTAAATGATTTTTCAAAGATTCTTATTTATAGAAATGGAATTATTATAAACACAGCCCCCTTTGGAATTACTAAAACAAACAACGAAATAACAATTTCTTTTAATACCGATATTGATTGCTCTATTTCGGATAAAATAGAATTAAAGTTTTTATTATCTTTAGAAGTTACACCTGATAATTTGACCGTTTACAATTTGAACTATGATTTTTACGATGGTACTTTAACAGTAAACGCTATTGATGGAGTAATAACAGATGAATCTATTATTGAAGTAGGTACCTTGCTTCCTGATATTACTTGTTCTGAGTTTTTGAGTGGCATTATATCAATGTTCAATCTTTACATAACAGATGCAATAGATAGCAAGGTAAGCATTTATACTATTAATGAATATTATGGTAAAGATTATAAGAACTATTTAGACTGGACGAATAAAGTTGATCATAGCAAAGAAATAATTATTAATTCAGCTTCATTGATTGAGGGGAAAAATTATCAGTTTAAATGGAGTGCTGAAAAGGATTACTATAATGACTTGTATTTAAAAGCTAGTAAAAAAACTTTTGGGAATTTTAATTATGAAGTTGAAGACACTTTTAAGACGGGGGATAAAGTTTGGCAGTTGCCATTTGCTCAATACGTACCCGTTAATATGAATGGCTTAGTAATCCCTCAAATATATACTATTGACAATGGGGCCGCAAAGACTTACAAGGGTAAAGGATTACTTACATTTTACAATGGCTTGTATATTGGTCAAGTTGTAATACGAAAAGATAATTTAACATTAGATACTACCTATCAAAACTATCCTCTTGTTCATCATTTTAATTTTGAAATAAATGATACTCTTTTAACTTTTCCAAAGTGGGATTTACATTTTGAAACTAGAGAGGTTCGTTTTGATAAAATAGATAAAGTACCGACATTAAATTTATTCAATAGGTTTCACGAAAAAAACATAAAAGAAATTACAAGCAAAAGTTCTAAGCTAATTGAAATATATATTAAATTAACGAGCAAAGAAATTTTAAGCATTGATTTTAAAAAACTAATCATGATTGAGGGTGTGCTTTACAAGTTGAATTTAATTAGTGATTTTGATTCCGATGCTTATGAAAGTACGAAAGTTGAACTATTAAAATTCATACCATAATGGCAGTACCGTTAATATACGATATAGAAGTAACTGATTTGTATATCCTACAAAGCTATCAAATTGTGCCAAACATTCCTTGGTCTTTGACAAATGTACTTACCGAAGCTAACGACAAAGAGTGGGGATATTTTAACACAGAACAAATAAAAGATTTGCAAGGTGCTGGAGCTTACGCAGCAAATGCTGTAAGTGTTGGTTTTTATTTACCTTCACTTTTAGAGCTTCAAAAGTTGTATGATTTCGATAGTTCTTATTTTGTAAACGGTGGGCTTTGGTCTTCTGAAGAAGAAAGCTTAACGAGTGCTTATTATTTGGATTCAAATGGCACGATTCAAATAGCTTTAAAAAGTGATACAACGATTGACGTTTCATCCATGCGAAGATTGTCAATAGTTGTGACTTCAACGATTGCAGAGTTACCATACCAGTCAAAGAATGCTGATATTATTTATGGCGGTTCTAATTCAATAGATGAGGACGTTTATAAAATGCTAGGCGGCAAAAATGGAATAAGTAAAAATTCAAATATATTAAGAGATGAGTGATGAAACTAGAAGAATAATATTAAAACATGGGACAGGCGTTCCTACTATTCCAACTTCAAACGATCATAGAGATGGCACATGGATAGCTACTGATATTTATCCGTATGAAATTTACGTTGATGGAGTGACGGGTTTGATGTACATTAATTCAGGGGGGTTAATAAACGAAATCATAACTGATTTGGGTACAAAAACTTTTGCTACTTATAACGACATTCAGAACCAAACTGCAGCGGTCATAAACACTGGCTATGCGGTGAAGTTTAGAACCTTAAATTTATCTAGTGGCATAAGTGTTGTGACTGATACTAAAATAACTTTACAGAATGCTGGCTTTTATAATTTGTCAATTGATTTACAGTTTTTAAACACCGATAATCAAGAGCATGATGCGAATGTATGGATTAAAAAAAACGGTACAAATATTGTTTCTAGTAATGGAGTGGCTAGTATTCCTGCAACGCATGGAGGGATTCATGGTCATAGTTTATTTACAAAGAACTTTTTAATTCAAGGCGTTGCAACTGATTATTTCGAGGTGTTTTTTAGTGTTACAAATACACTTGTATCTTTGGCTTATTATGCTGCTGCGAGTCCTTCACCATCTACACCTTCAGCTCAATTCACTATAAACCAACTTTAAGAAATGGAAACTATTATATTTGATGTAAAAGTAAATACCAACAACGCTGCTACTGATGTTAAAAAAGTAGGGGATAGTGTTAAGGGGTTAAAGTCTGAAGGGGAGAATGCTGGCAAGTCGTTTACTAATTTACGTACTGAATTAAAAAAGTTAAATATTCAGCTTCAGAATTTAGATCCTGCAAGCGAAGCCTTTAAGGTTGCGTCTAATAGAGCTGGTGAAATTAAAATGGCTATGCGAGATGTTGGGGATGCAATATCCGATGCCGACCCTGAGAAGTCATTTGGTAAATTTGTGAGGGGAGCGCAGGCCGCTGCAAATGGGTTTCAAATAGTGACCGCCGCTCAAGGGTTGTTTGGTACTGAAAGCAAAAAGACTCAAGAAGCTCTTTTAAAAGTTCAATCTGCAATGGCATTAACTCAAGGTTTAGGTCAATTTAAAGAGATGAAGAACGATTTAATGGACGTTGCCTCATCAATTAAAAATGGAGTCGTTAAGGCTTTTGCTAGTTTGTCGGTTGCTCAAATGGCTTCGGCTGCTGAAACAGGTACTTTGACTTTTTTACAAAGAGGTTATGCCCTAGCGGTCGGAACGTCAACGGGAGCAATGAAAGCCTTTAGAATTGCTTTAGTATCAACTGGTATTGGTGCTTTGGTTGTTGGAATAGGCATATTAGTTGGTAAAATGATGGAGTTTATGGGTGCGGCGGATGCGGCTACTCGTGCAAATGATAGGTTAAATGTTTCACTTGAAAGGCAAGAAAAAGCAATGGATAGGGCAAAAACAAAACTTCAAAGTAAAGTTGAACATGATATAAAAATGGCTGAGTTAGCTGGCAAATCTGCAAAGGAACAAAACGATATTAGAGAAAAGGGATTAAAAGATGAAATGGAAATAAATTCAAAATTAATAAAAATAAATGAAGAAGCTGCAAAAACGAAAAGAAATAAAGAAATTGCAGCTATGGTAGATGATGACAAAGAAACTGCGGCTAAATTAAGGGGAGAAATTGAAACTGCAAATACAAAGATAAGAGTTAACAAAGATGCAAATGAAAAGCTAAGATATAGTGTAATTGAAAACAATGCACAATTAAAAAAAGATGCTTCCGATGCTGCAAAAGAAAAGGCAAAAGAATTGAAAGCTCAAAATGAACAAGCGGCAAAACAAAATGAACAAGCGAAAAAAGAAAAGAAAGCTGCAAACGAACAGAATGCAAAAGACCAACTAGAACTAGAACGAAAAGTTATTGATTTAACTTTGGCTAATGTTGTTGATGCTAATTTAAGGGAGCAACTTATTTTAAAAGAAAAACACAAAAGGGAACTTGAAGACTTAAAAACTCAGTACGGTAAGAAAAAAGAATTTATAGAACTTGAAAAGCAATTAAAAATATCACAAAATAAAGAACTTGAAAAAATTGAAAATCAAGCAAGGGATAAAAAAACTGCTGGGTTAATTGCTGATTTTGATGCTAATGAAATGGCAAGTAATAATAGAGCAAAAGCACAAATAGAGAATGATATTAGAATACTAGAGAAAAACTTTCAGGACACGCAAGCTAAAAAACTAGAACTTGAAACTTTGGACTTTGAACAAAAGAAAGCCGCTGCAATTGGTAATAATGCTGAACTTATTGCGATAGGAGCACAACACGCTCTTAATGTAGAGGCAATTACTGAAGAGTCAAAGAATAGACAAATACAAATTGATCAAGCTTTGTTTGATGCAAAATTAGAACTTGCTAATAGTATAGGTAATATCTTTGGAGCTATATCTGGACTGTTTGAAAAAAACATAGCAGCACAAAAAGCCTTCGCAATTGCTGAACTTGCTATTAATACCGCTACTGCATACGTGAAAGGATTGGCTATTGCTCAAAGTGCTTCAATACAAACAAGCCCTTTTGCTTTTCCTTTATTCTACGCTTCACAAGTGGGAGCTATTTTAAATGCAGTTGGAAAAGCAAAAAGCATTTTGAAAGCTGGTCCAAGTGTTTCAGCTCCGACAATACCAAGTGCAACAAAAGGTGGTGGCGGTACAAACAATGCAATTACCGATAATAATCAAGGAGAGCAAACTTCGCAAAATGTTATTAAAGTAGTGGTTTTGGATTCCGACATAACCAAGCAACAGCAACAAACAACGAAGGTAAAAGCTGTAAGTACAATAATTGGATAAAAAAAATAAAAATAAATTTGTTTATATTAAAAATTTTATTATTAACTTTGGATTTATGTTACCATTCTACGAATTAATAATTGATGACAGTAAGGAAAGCGGTGTTGACTTCAACTCGCTAGTAGAATATCCTGCTCATCAAAAAAACTTTATAGCATTCAACAAGAATGAAAAAAGGTATTATTTCAATGAAGAAAAAAAAATAGTGTTCGGTGTTATGATGGCGGCTAATTTACCAATTTTCAGAAACAGTCCATTTGACCACTACGTTGTGTTTAAGCCTGAAACGATTTCACAAATAAGAACTAAATTCCATAAGCTAGGATTTAAAGATAATGTGAATGCCGAACACAACAAAAAAGTAAATGATGTAAGAATGATTAAAAGTTTTATTCTTACTGATTTAAAATTAATGCCTGAAGGTTTTGAGAAACAAAATATAAATATCGGCTCATGGTTTGGAGCGTACAAGATAGATAGCCCTGCCATTTGGTCGAAGATAAAAAAAGGTGAATTCAATGGCTTCTCAGTTGAGGGGTGGTTTGAAAAAAAAGAATTGCAACTAAAAAAAAATAAATAAATATGAAAAAAACAATTTGGGAATTGATGGGATTTTCGTCTGAAGATGAAAAAATCGAAATTGTATTTTCTGAAGTTAGCACGGTTGATGGTGTTGTATTAAGCTACGAGGGTGATTTTGTAGTAGGCACACTTTTGACAGTAACTGCTGAAGATGGTACAATGATGCCTGCTCCTGCTGGTCCGCACCAAGTGGATGTTGAAGGAGTGATTAAAATGATTGAACTTGATGAGTTAGGAGCAATCCTATCGATTGAAGATGTAATTGAAGAAGAGCCGATGTCTGAAGAAACAAACACAACAGAAGAGGTGATGAGCCAAGTTGCTGAAGTGTTAAAAGTATCTCTGGAAGACATCAACGCTCGATTTACAGCATTGGAAAACGAACTAAAAACTTTGAAAGAAATCAAAGAAAGTAAATTTAAAAACGAAACAAAAAAAGTAACTGAAGAAAAGGCTTTGTCTATTTCTGAAATTTTAAAAAATAAATAAAAATGGGAAAATTTGAAAAAACATTAAAAGAAAAATTTGGTATCAACGTAGCTGGATTAGCGGCTTGGACTGATAACACTTTACCAAACATTGAAAGTGATTTAATTGCTAACTCTGATTTTTTATCTATGCTTTCTTTGGAAACAGGATTAAAAGGAACTAGAGAAATAGCTTTACTTTCTATGAGTGTGCCTTTGAAAGCGAAAGCGGCTTGTACTCCTTCACCTGATGGTTCTGTTGTATTGACTAAAAAGAACTTGTCAACAGTGCCATTATACCAAGGTGTGACGTTTTGTAATGAGTCTTTAAATTCTACAATGTATCAAGTGTTAAACACTTTGGGAATGAAAATGCAAAATGGTCAATTGCCTGCAGATTTAGAGGTTATTGTAATGTCTTATTTACTTAAGATGTCACAAAAGAAAGCTCAAGATTTAGTTTGGTTAGGTGTCACTACTTCTGGAAATCCTGATTTAGTTCATTTTAACGGATTGATTAAACAATTTTTAGACGATGCTGCAATTTTGAAAACAACTACTACTTACGCAACTATTGATTCAACAAATGCTTATTCTGCTGCGGTTGAGGTTTACAAAGCTATTCCTGCTGATTTATTAGATTCAGGTAAAGAAGTTGCAATATTTACAGGACGTACTGAAGCTTTAAACATTTTAGCTCAATACAATGCGGCTAATCCTTACACTCAAATTACACCTGAAAACATCGGAGGATCTTTGAAATTCTTATTGCCTTTGACAAATATTTATGTTCAAACAGTACCTCAATTAAATGGTTTAAATTTGATTTATGCTTTTGCTCCTTCATATGTTTTTCTAGGTGTTGATTCTCCAGAAGACCAATCGTTTGATGTTAAATACAACGATTATACTGAAGAACTAAAAGCTGAAGCTTCATTCAGATTGGGTGTAACTTATGTTTTTCCACAATATATCGTAAAACTTAAGAAATAATGGCGTGTGAAGTAATCTCAGGATTCAATAACGGCAGTGCTTGTGATTCACAAGCTGGGGTTAAACAGTGGTATGTTGCCTCAACTGCTAATATTGTAACAATTGAAGTAGTGGCGGGAGCTGTTAATTCAATAACTATGGTGGCAACAAAGAAATTTTATCCAATCACTTTGGATATGCAACAATCTTTCTTTAATGACCAAGCTATCGGATCGCGTGAAAATGCTTCTTATGCTCGTGAACAATCCGCAACGATGAAATTAGCTGGTAATACTGCTAGTGATATAGTTGCACTTGAGGACATGGGAAGAGGAAGAGTAACTTTAATCGCTGCTTTGCAAGACGGCACTTATGAAGTACTAGGTGTTAAAAATGGAATGAAAATGCTGGAAAACAGAACATCTGGTCAAGCAATGGAAGATTTTAATGGTAACGAGCTTGTTTTTTCAGGTAAAGAACCATCAAAAGCTCCTAAAATTGTTATTGCTAAGATAACTCCACTATTATAATTAGTATTAATTCATTAAGAGGGGTTTAAAAAGCCCCTTTTTTTATACTTAAAATATGGAATATAAAGACAATTATAAAAATAATTTTGCTTACTTTTATAAGATTAAAGAATATGTACTTTGTAATGAAGAAAATAAAGAATTTTTATTTAATTTAGCACCTGAAATCTTCGTTGAAAATGATGACAATAATACAAAAAGTACAATCAAATCAAATTTGCCTGACACTTCAGGAGAAGACAACGAGTAATATACCAAAAAATTATTTATTTAGGTTTATTTCAGAGCAAAATAGAGTTGAATATAAATGTTATTTAAACGACATTTCTATTTCGCCATCACGATTTAACCTATTTAATTTTATTGAGTCAACAAATTTGACATTAAAACTTGGGGATTACATTTTGAAGGTGTATCAAATGCCAAACGGAGGGAGTGTTGACTATACTATTGGTAATCTTTGCGAAATAACAAAATGTAAGGTAATAACAACTCCAACTTCAACAAGTGCTTATAATGCTATAATAACATCGCAGATTTATGATTGAAAGAATTGATTTTAGGGAGGCACACATTCCAGAACCTATTGAAATAACGGGAAAAAACGAATGGATTTCTTGGGGTTCGGATAATTTGTATGCACAATTTTTGATAGGTTTGTATTATAACTCAAGTATTCATGGTGGGATAATAAACTCGAAAACAAAATACATTTTTTCGGATGGTATAGATTATAAGGGTACTGATTTACAAAAGTGGGAGCTAATCAAAAAGAATGGCAACGCTCCTTATTCCTTTAATGAGATAGCGGCATTTTGTGTAAAAGACTTTGAGTTGTTGGATACCTTTTGCGTCTTATTTAGATTGAATCCAATTAGTAAATTTTACGATATGCACCATGTGAGTGCTGAACTTGTAAGAATTGGCGAAGATCAAGAATACTTTTTTTATTCAGAAAATTGGAAGGACAGATTACAAACATTTGAAAAAACTGGCTACAAAAAAATAAAAAACATAAACGATTTTCAACGTGGGGATAAAGAGGTCATGCTTTATGTTTCATCAAAGGCAAAGCAATTTCAGATGTCTACTGGAAAATTAACAAAAAACACATATCCAATAGTAAGCTACTCGGGTGCGATTAGTTCAATAATGGCTAGTATTGAAATGAATCAATTTAGTTACTTTGAAGCGGTGAACTCATTTAAAAGTGGCACATTAATATCGGTAAACAATGGCGTGCCAAACTCGGAGGATGAACGCAAACATATTTTAAAAGAATTAAAAGAGGGTGCAACTGCTAAAAATAACCAAGGTGGTATAACAGTAATGTTTTCGGATGGTAAAGAACGTGAACCTACAATTTCGCAAATCAACAGTAACGATATGCCACAAAGATACTTGTTAGCAAAAGAATCAATCGTTGACGATATTATGGTAGGTCATTCAGTTATTTCACCGTCTTTATTTGGAATTAAAACACCCGGTCAACTTGGTGGGGGTGCTGAGTTAGAAACTGCTTATTCTTTGTTCATTACCAACTATGCTGGTGAAAGACAAAAAACAATTATTGACGCCTTTATGTATGCTGAATATTTGCTAAATGATTTTTCGGGTGATTTATTTTTTATTGATAAACCTTTGAAGTTAACTGCTGGCAATTTAGAGAATACGGTATCTAAAAAAATAGCTGATTTAAATCCATTGATTGCGCAAGCTGTAATTTCTAAGCTCACAACAAATGAACTTCGTGCAATGGCTGGCTTGCCTTCAATAATTAATGGAGATGTAATTGCAAGTTCATTTCAAGAAAACTTTTCAGATGTTTTCAATTTATTTGATGGCTACGGTAGGGATGCTTCAGATTATGAAGTTGTAAAAGAACGTGTACAAGACGAGTATGATGAACAAAGCGAGATTGAATTTAAGGATTTTTTCGCTAGTGATTTAAGTGCTGATCAACAGAAAATTATTACAATGGTTTCAAATGGTGAAAGCTATCAAGCCATCGTAACCGCAATTGACAAGGGTGCTTCATTTGTGACTAAACAATTAATTGACCTTGAAGCAAAAGGAATGATTAAGGGGTGGGAAGTTACTAGCAAAGGGAATGAAAATAAAGCTTCAAAATTTGAGGTCGT